TGGTTTTAGTGGTTAAGGTGTTATGCGGAAGCTTCGGTATTGCGTTGCTCCTCCCTTAACAGGGCGTTATGTGAATGGAGCTCATCTTGAAAATATCAGTCGTCACAAATGGTGAAATTGAGGCGTATGAAGCTTCACTTAATGCACATCTAAACTCAGTTTTTGGTCAAGATTCTACAGTCCATGTTACCGATGAATTCGTTTGTGCAGTTCTCATTGAAGACGACAGTCAGATTGTTGCTACCGGCTTTGCTTACAGTCGGTTAATGTCACAGGGCTCCATCAACTTCAAAGCGGGCATAGTTGGCGGTATATCAGTTGCACCAAATAAGCGTGGTCTGGGTTTAGCCAAGGTTATTGTAAAAAAACTGGATAAATACTTGGTGTCTTTTGGTGTAACTCATTCTTTTCTCTTCGCTTATGATCCAGATGTATATCGAAGTTCAGGGTATTCAGAGTTAGTTTGTCCTATTCATTACTACGATACACAGCAGAAAAATTGGAACGAGTTTGTCTACCGTGGAGGCATGGTTAAGACTTACAATGTTGGTCACGCTCTAAGCAATCAAGTCATTGAGTTTAATGGTTGTGTGTATTGAGCGCGCTGAAAAAATTCACATAACAAAGCGGTTCTAGAGGGATTCGCAAATAGAAAGGAACTTCTTATGTTTAAATTCGAGACTAAGCGATTAATTATTAGGGATATGAGCCAAAAAGATAAAAGCGCTTTTGTTGCTATGTCTCAGGATGCTAAATATCAACGTTTTTATGATGAGAGTGATTGTGACCCTAGTAAATACAGAGAACTAACAGACTTATTCATTGTTCAGGCCTCTGAAAAACCAAGAAAATCATATCAATTAGCTGTTGAGTGTAAGGTGTCAGGAAAGTTCGTTGGGACTGTTTGTTTACGTTTAGAGGACAATCAGCAAGCTTCAATTGGGTGTGCGTTCTCTAGAGCATCTCAGGGTGATAAGTTGAGCTATGAAGCCGCCTTAGCTCTTGCAGATTTTGGTTTTTCGGAATTGGGAATTCACCGTATCTATGCGAAGACCATTAGTAAGAATCTACCAGCAATTAAACTCTGTAAGTCTTTAGGTATGCGTCAAGAAGCTCATTTTAGAGAGCATCGCTTTTTCAAAGGCCAGTGGTGGGATACAGTGATTTGGGCAGTCCTTCGAACTGAATGGCAAGACACAGCAAAACTTAAAGAAAGGATTGCTGTTCATAAATGAGTCATCTCAGAAATAAACATAGTTCGCGATGAATTTACGGTATCATGCACAATTGACCCAATTGTAGTTATTCATGATTATACCAACTAGAACTTCCTCTCCCACTCCCTCAAATGTATCTTGCTCCAACTGTAAGGCTTGTTGTTGCCGTCTCGAGGTTATGATTATTTCAGATACTGGCGTACCTGAAGAATTTATTGCACGTGACCAGCACGGAAGCGAAACCATGATGCGGCTAAATGATGGTTGGTGCTCAGCTTTAGACAGAGACACGTTAATGTGTACTATTTATGAAAATAGACCTTGGATTTGCCGCGAATTCGAAATGGGCTCTAATGAATGTTTAGATGAACGAGTAGAGTTGTTGTAAAACCGCTGTTCAAACAGCGAGTGCTTCGTAACGCGTGTTATCCTATCGTGCGTTGTGTATATTGTTTTCCTTCGAATCAGTGCGTGCCTTGCTTAGAGTATGAGCCTTCAAAAACAATCTTCCTCTCAAAGAGGCATGCAACCTACTAGACTAAAGCAACTACTTATCATCAACGACAAGGTAAGAGATATGTCCGCTGAAAATGACAAACAAGAGGTCACTGTTGTCGATATAAAAAATACCTTTTGTATCGATGGTTGTTTTTATGTGGATTAGTCAGGACGTGATCCGACCTATTACTCTAGCTCACTTTTGCCCCTTTATGCTTTAGATTAGAAGCTCATACACATGTTGTTAATGCGCGTTTTCCTTAGTAAAAATTATCCGAAGAAAATATTTATTATGCGAAAATTGAGAGTAAGCGTGATTGACCAATCTAATCACTTTCTTATTGCTGACTTAATGATGGGGCTTCATATTTCAAGATTAATTCTGCGTTGTAGCGGTAGATTATGGAGTGTTCATATACGTAGCGTCATAGTATAGAGTTTCTTTAACTAAGCAATTTTTGAAGGGGATAGTGTTGGATACAATAATTGGTGAATAACACTTGTTAGCGGTTTACAGGCTTTTTCTTATGATAAAAAAGCCTGTACGGTACGCTAAGGTGTTAGAGCTAAACTGTGTAATAGACGTAGCAGTATAGGTGGCGTTGGTTATGTTTCTTTTACTACTCCGAGTTCACGAGCTTGGTCTATCGTTATCTGCTCCGATATTAGGTTATGCAGTGCGGCTTCTGAGATTTGTAGAACTTGTGCACTTTCAGTCGGAGGCGATACATGAACTTCAATCGAGTGGTCACTTTCGCTTATTCGTGACCATAGCTGTCGATCAACCACGTAAACATAAGAACCGGCAGATAAATCAGGGTTTGCTTTTACCATTAGGTTTAACCACCAACTGGCTCGTCTCAGTCCGGCTTCACCCTCAATAAGTTCTAGCGGCTTCATCGATTGGGATCGAATAGCCAACTGTGTAGCGATAGATACATCTAATGCTCCGGGATAGCTCTCGCTAAATGGGTTGGCAAACAACCATCATAAGAGCAAGCCCAACTTGTTGGGCTTGCTAATGCGATAACACCAGAAGCGATGCAGGTTAGTACACGCTTCGTCATAAATACTCCTTACGGTGTTACGATGTTGAACCAGAAGTTGAAGTTATCCAACATCCCTACAAAGTCTTTCAGTACTTGAGGATTGCCATCGAGCTTAATCTGACCGTCTGCAATTGCTTTCTCTAAGGTGATGTTACCAAGCTGAACGTCATCTAACGTAGCCTTAGTCAATACTAATGACACGTCAGGTTTTTCAGCGATCTTCGTTGTATGGTTAAGCACGGAGTTCTCGACGTATAAAGAGTACTTTTCATCAAGATCAGTAAAGTTTAGGTTCATGACAAATGCTTTACCTGCCGCTTTTTCCGGTAAGATACGCACGGCTAAGTAGTCGAACAACATCTCTGGAGGCATATTCTTTATAATGTCAGGAGAGGCAACATTAGTACCGCCAGCACTAGGCGTGCCATTTCTTAACTCATAAGCACCTTGCAAATAGACCGAGCGCCAAGGGCCTGACTCTGCTTGGTAGCCCATTTGCTCATAGGCATCCGCTAATAAGGCTTTGCCTTTTCCACTCTCAGGATTGGCGAAAACTACGTGCTTTAACACCTCGGCCACCCAACGATAATTGCCTTTGTCAAAGTCAGCTTGTGCTTTCTTGATGGCTTCTTGTTCGCCGCCCATGTATTCAACATATTTAACTGCAGCATCCGTTGGGGGGAGGTTGTTTAGGTCTGATGGATTACCGTTATACCAACCCATGTAGCGCTGATAAACTGCTCGGCTGTTATGACGCAAAGTGCCGTAGTAGCCTCTGGAGCTCCAGGTTTTACCAATCTCATCCGGAAACTCGATCATCTCTGAAATTTCGGATCCAATATAACCTTGGTTCATCAAGCGAACGGTTTGGTCGTGAGTGTATTTATACATATCACGTTGTTTTTTGAAGTATTTGACGATGTCTTCTTGTCCCCACATTGGCCAATGGTGGCTTTGGAACTTCACCTGTACGTCATCGCCCCACATATCAATGGTTTCTTGTAGGTAACTGGACCATTTCAATGCGTCACGGACCTGAGCGCCTCGAAGGGTTAAGATATTATGCATTGTATTGGTGGTATTTTCCGCCATCCAAAGTGCTTTCTTATCAGGGAACCAAATATTCATTTCAGTTGGAGCTTCGGTACCTGGCGTATATTGGAAAACCATTTTAACACCGTCAATGGTACGTTCTTCCCCCGTTTTTTCGATGATATCGGTTGGCTTAATCATCGTCGCAACGCCGGTTGATGTTGTTTGACCCAAACCGCCGTTTACGCCGCCTTTTTCATTTCTTGGCAGAAGTGCACCATACATGTATACCGCTCGTCGTCCCATCGCGTTACCCGCGATCACGTTTTCAGACACGGCATGCTCGGTAAAGCCTTGAGAGGCGACGATAGGCACCTTACCTGAAATCACGTCTTCTTCATCGACAATGCCACGTACGCCTCCGAAGTGGTCTATATGACTGTGGCTATAGAAGACACCAGTAACGGGTCTTTCACCTAACTCTTTGTTAATAAAGTCCAGTGCTGCTTTTGCTGTTTCCTGAGAGATGAGCGGATCAAATACAATCCATCCTTTATCGCCTTTTATAAACGTAATGTTGGACAAGTCGTAACCTCGGACCTGATAGATACCATCAGTAACTTCAAATAGGCCATTGATCATGTTTAGCTGCGCGTTACGCCATAAGCTTGGGTTAACGGTGTTCGGAGAAGGCTTATCTAAGCTTATGTATTTTTATAGGCTTCAAGATCCCAAACTACGTCACCATTATCATTTTTAATCGTGACAACGTCTTGTTTGGCAATAAAACCTTTTTGAGCATTTTCAAAGTCTTTCTTATCGTTGAACGGTAAATCTGCTTTAACTTGGTTATTGACACTGATAGTGGCTTTAGTTGCGTCTTTAGGGTCGGATGCGCTAGCACTTAGCACCACCAACATAGCTAATCCCAACGTTCCCATCTGCTTCATGATTTTCTCCTTATATGAAGTCTGCTTAGTAAGGGTAGGCTATGTATGATGAAGCGCAAATGTTATAAATAAATTAATGACTTACCATTGGCGAGAGTAATCAGAAAGTATTAATGAATTATGGTTAAGTTATTAATATATAAAATTTATTCGTATCTAGAGAGCGTTACAGACAAAAATTGATTAGTTGATTTTAATCTCACCCATGAAACAGTGCGGTTAAAGTTCTTTTCCTAAGTGTTGTCTAGCGAACCTTGAACAAGCCTATCAACCTCACAGGAGGTTGCACCGTCAAATGAAAGCTCTGTGTCTAAAATCATAAGCGTGGCCAAATCAAAGTAACCTAACTTTGAGCAAATGATTGACGAACTTTGCCAATAAGCCAAGCGCCATACAAACGTTTAAGGTTTCAAGATACTTTTTCTAATCCAAGTCTCGCACATTAGAGCCCCATACTCTAACGTGCTTTTGTCCAGAAGCGATTTGGGGGCATTTCCCATGGAATGGGACGGTACTAACAACTTTCCTAAAAGTGACGCATACCCATAGCATTTTATGGTTCCAGTTTGGCTTCGCTTGGTAACTCGGTTAGACATTATAAATAAAAAAGCCCTTTCTATTTTGCAAGGGCTTTTTTATTTGCAGACTCCGACCGTAAACTCACCCTCTCAACCAGTCTAACTCCCCCACTCTTTTTCTTTCGCGCACTCAAAAAACGTGACTAGGGAACTCAAAAAGGAAACTACTGACAACCAGCTAACTTAACGAGCCTCTAATGCCCTATTACATTAAGTCTAAACACCTTTAATTTATTGATATTGGAGAAGTTATGAAAAGAATCTTATTCGCTTTGCTTATACCATTCTTTGCAAATGCTGGCGTCAGTCAGAATGATAAATCTGTCGACGAATCAAATTTGGTTGTGTCATTGAGATATGCAGATACTACGATGATGGGAAAGAATAACGACCTGTTTGGTTTTAGTTTCGCTACTGGACTAAAAGAGGAAGGTTTTGGATACGCGCTTTCTTTTGATAGTCAATCATTTGATATCAACGGAAGAAATACTGACATTGGAGTGGAGAATACTAAATACGACTATAAGAATGTAATGTTTGGTACCACGTATGGAGTGACTGATAACTTTTACTTGATCCCAAAGCTTGGCCTTACGTTCAACCGATATAAAAGCAAATACAAAGGCGTGACTCACATTCCTAATACTGGCATGGCTTACCCTGCAATGAAATACAAGTCAGAACACGACTACAGTATGTCTTACGGTCTTGATATGATGTTTTTCAGTAAAAGAGTAGCCTATGGATTTGGAATTACAGATTCTGATTATTTTGGCAATAGAGAAACGAAAGCAAATATAAGTATTGGGTACGCATTTTAAAAAAGGCCGCATTTAGCGGCCTTTTTTATCAACTCATTATTACCTTAACTGCCATTTCAGCATCAACCCCACCCCAAAGCTTGTCAAAGATCTTTATTGCTTCTGGATCGTCAGTTGTATGTCTTGAGAACTTGTATTGGTAATTTGCGAGCACAAATGTCGGTTCGCCAACGAAATCCAGTTCCGCTGTAACTCCATCTAAAGTTATTGATGCATGTGTATAAACATCCAAATCAGAAAGTAAAACGAAGTTAATATAATCCTCTTTGAATGTTTGCGTTGAACTTGCATCAGCAGCATCAAGCCGAGCTAATGAACATGTGTCTCCATCTTGGCCATCAACCGCATTCATTTTAAATGTTAAAGAACCGAAGTCGGAATTGTCATATCCTCTATGGGTTATGTCTCCTGCTAAAGTTCCCACTTCAATGTATTCTTCTGGAGTTAGGATAGATACACCTTCATTAACTGTTAATGTTGCATTTGATGAAACATCAGTACCTTTTGAGTTCGTTGCTTCAGCTCTAATTGTATGAGTCCCGACACTAGGTAAAACAAAGGTAAAGCTAGTTGAGTTACTGCTTGCTTGAGCAGTATCATCCAAAAACCAAACTATCGTGCCAGTTTCCCCACCCCAATCGACAACAATTGATGCTGTGTAGTTTTCAAATTGAGTAATGGTTCCACTAACAGGATCGGTTGTAATAGTCGGAGCTACAATAGACGATTCAACAACAATCGTAACCGTGCTTGTATCCGTATATCCACCAAAGCCAAATACACGACAAAAGAACGTATGGTTGCCAGTTGATGACGGAGTAAACACGTAGCTAGATCCAGTGGCGCCGGAGATTGGAGTGCTTCCGTTGTACCACTGATAAGACAACGTGGATCCTAGACCATCAGCGACAACGGACAGCGTTAAGTTTTGAGAGTCCGTAATTGTGCCACCCACTGGTTGAGTGGTTATCATCGGTTTGCGCGCGACCTTTTCACCATCAAGGTAAACTTCATCAATATTAACGTCATTTAACTTTAACGTTCCAATTTCTACACCATTAAAATAGATAGCCATAAATTAACTCGTATACAGGTTTAACATGCTTCCAGAAACGGTATAACGAAAACCACCGAAACCAGATCCCGCCGCTGAAGAGTTGTTTGCTGCTGGTACTTTCGCTATTGGAATAACTGGCAATCGACCAGTGTTTAACGTACCAGAGGTAATAGATCCAGCATCTATATCTTTTTGTGCTTGAGCCACAATCTGACTCAAATAAACATTCAATCCACCATCAGCATGCTCAACATAAAACAGTGGGTTATCTGCAAGCTGAGTGTCTGAGATATTAGTTAGCGAACCTACCGTCGTTGTTCCTGCCGGCTCACTTCTTGTTGCTGAATTTATAAATTGCTCAAGCATTACAACTCGCTTTGCCATAGCTTCTAATTCTGATTGTAACTTCTCAACGTCGCTCATTATTTAGTCTCCAATGGTACGGCAATGCCTCATTAGCAGGGGTGATTAACCATAGGTTTGATGGTGTTATCAGTTTTGTTTTTGTGTAGTCAAAATCCGTAATTTTGAAAGTTGCGCCATTGCTTAAAGTGACGTTCTCGGATGATGTAGCAGTGAATGTCACTTCATCAGATTTCGCCAAGGCCGAGTAATATCCGTTGGCATCTATGGACGCTTTCGTACTATCACTTGAGCTCCAATTCACAACCGATGGGTTATCTGTAGAACTGACTGCAATCCCGTTGTTGTACGTCACACTAGCTGTAGTTCTGCCAGTGTCGCCAACTGCAAGCTCGGGAACTGGCGTTGTAATAGAAACAGCGGTAGGAACAACCGCAATGATAGTTTTTGTGATGGTTTGAAAAACGCTGTCGTCGTAAGTTTCATCTTCCGATACAGCTAAGGCAGTAACTGTAACGTCACCACCCGCTATAGCTCTATAGGCGCCATTAGAATCAATCGTTAATATTGACTCATTACTTGACGTCCACTGCACAACGCTAGGATTATCTGACGTGCTTATGACGTGATCGTCTACATACGTTACTGTCGCGGTAAGTGTTCCAGTATCGTCAGCAAAAACCGTATCTGGAAATGAAGACACGACGATTGATGAAGGTACGACTGGTGAAATGTCAAACGTTGCATCACCACTTATATTATTGCCATAAGCAGGATCTGTGGATGTAGCTAAAGCCGTTGCCGTTACCGAGCCAGCGTCTAAGGCAGTAAAATTACCTGAGCTATCGATTGTGAGTATTGACTCATCGCTAGATGACCATGTGACTATTCCAGAATCTTCCGCTGTAGTTGATGAGTTGCCGTCGCTATAAGTCACTGTCGCTGACAACATACCAGTATCACCTCGAAATACCGAAGCTGGAACGCCAGATATTGTTACTGCGTTTGGCAATATAGGTTCAATAAACGTGATTTCTAAGTAGGTACCAGATGGGTTAGCGAGAACTTCTAATATTTTGGTAAGTTGGGCCAACTTAAACTCCGATACTGGTTGCGGTACCAGCAATCCAAAATTAGAAGGCGTAACCAGCCATAGATTCGATGGAGTGATCAGTCTCGATTGGTACGACTCGACATTGTAGATATTGATAACTAAGTGTCTTGGCCTTGGTGATGAATACTGTATCCCTACTCCATTACCTACGACTTGCTCAATGACCAATGTATATGAATCGTAAGTGCCTGCCGTTTGCATTGCCTGCAAAATGGCCATGTAGTTTTCGGCAAAGAAATCGCGGTTAAGTCCGGTAAGTACCGGAAATGTGTTGTTATCGTAAAGCAAGTAACCAAATGGTTTTGAACCAACCATTTCAGAGTTCATCTGAACTAACTCATCAATGATCACTCGCTGCTTAGCTGTGAGGGTTATATTGTAGAAAAACTCGCACGCCTCATCGTTTCGAAATAACTGCGTCATTTCCCCTCCAATTAAGCATCAGTAATAATCACATTCTCTACTGGCAAGTTCGGAATGAATTTTACGTTATAGGGTGTTTTATAAATGCCTTCCGACCAACTGGTACCATCATCTAACGAATACTCGGCTTTGATGTTTGACGCATACAAAGCATCACGGTTTATTTCAAAATACTTTTCTGGTTCGATATCCATTCCGATCCAAAAAAACGCATCAAAGTTGGCAAGAAACTTACTCACAATGTCATCTTGGTTATCGACCACCGCATTTGTGTTTCTTGATTTAGTGAGAGTGAGCTTCCACAAAATCGGCTTTTCTTCTTTTGCGGTCCATCGGTAAGTCTCAACGCCACCCTTGGTTAGAACAATGTCTTGCTCGATATCACCGACCATGTAGGTACTGGCAACCACAGCCGTTTTTTCCATATACGACGCGATTTGGTAGTTGATGTTAGCCGAAGGAGTGTAATCAATGGCAACGTGCATTTTCCCTGAATTCTCTTCCGTCATTTTCATAATGGAAGACTTGAACCCAAAGTTTTCTTCAAGCCGGCAATGAGGGCATTTGGGGTTGTTGTTGGATTGTTTATTTTTAAGTTTGAGTTTTGGATAAACTCGGACATTTTCACGAAGAGAGATGCAATGATGGTTTCGATGGTCATATCGATTTGCGCACTGGCATAAAACACTTTGTATTCATCACTAGCGACAAAGGTGTTAAACGCCAAGCCAGAGAATTGATCATCTGACTCTTTAAACGCCTCAAAGTACGCTTCAATTATCGTGTCAAAGTCATCAGGAGTTAGACCCGTAGATGAATCCCATATCATGTGTATGAACCTGTAACATATTGAGTGTCTGCGGTGCCAGCTAACGTGTAACTCATTTTTAACGTAAAGCCTTCTACCTCGACTTTACTGTTAAGAACCATAATCGAACGTTTCACTGATTCGTTAATAATCCATGTGTTAAAAGCTGCTGCGTTAAAGTTAACCTCTGGCATGTACCAGTAATCAAAATCAAAACCAATACTATGCGCGTAGTACAAACTGCCTTGATTGGTTTGAAAGTTGTTCTCGAAGCGAGCAACGTTTCTCCCTTTCCCTAAATACCCACTTAGCGATGCCATAATTACCTCAGTTTTAAATCTTCGAGATCTGATTTGAGTTGTTCAAGTTGGCTCTTGGCACCTTCATCAAGCACTCTTACCTCTCCAACTGCTGGTGAACCAGAGCCGCCCGTAACGGACACCACAACGTTTTGACCTGCAATTGAGATAGCCTGTTCAGCAATACCAATCGCCTTGTCTATGATTGCCTGAGCGTCTAACTGAGTATTTGTAATGTAGATTGAAAACTCTTCGCCCATAATGAGAAAACCTTCACTGTCAGCTTCCCCTGCGGATACGTTGATTACATCGTTTGGCTGGTAGGTTTTACCGTCAATTTCGACCTCAAGCTTTCCATCTGAAATTATTGCTTTTAGTAGTTTCATCAGAAATCCTTCGTTCGTAGGCTTAGGTCAGCTTCAACATGCACAACCACCGATTGACCATCTTTTGCTGTGAGGGCATCAAAAACCGCCTGAGCCGACGCATCAATAATCTGATATTTACTTGAAACCCAAGGAAGGCTTGGCGTGGTAATTTCTGTTGAATCCTCAAAAGTAATCTTGAGAACTACTGCGTTTGCGCTAAACCACTTTTCGGAATTTGCCGTTCCAAAGAAAATCTTAAACTGCGGATTACTATCAGCATCAAGACCACTTGAGGCATAGAGCATATCAACTTGAGTTTTTGTAACAGGGAACTCGCCATTGCAGCTACCCATAGCCCAAGAAGACTTAAAGCCAGAGTTTTCCGTTGACGCAGTGCTGTGTGTGCCGATCCCAAGCGTAAAGTCGTAAGACTCGGAAGTTAGGCCAATAATCTGTATTTTGCTTTCTACGCCTATGTTTTGTTCAAGGGCGTTAAATAGATCCAACGTTTTCGCTGTATCGTGCAGTTCATATCGGAACCCAGTAGTGAATGGTGCCACGTACTGCTTACCCTTGTACTCAAGGTAAATCGCAGCGAATGGTTTACCTAAAGCGGCGGTATCTACAGTTACTCGAATCCAATTACTGGTTGTCGACGCTTCCAGAGCAATGATAGTGCCGCCATTTACATCGCTAGGAACAATGCTGCCATGGGAGGAGTTAAAACCATTGACTTCACCATCAACAATTCTCGCGGCAGTCATGCTGTGCCAGTCAGTAACATCTCGAGAGATTTTGAATATCGCGGCTCTTGACCATAGCGACGTAGAATCGACTTCGGAGTCGAGCAACAGCGCAGGAGATTCATCGGCTAATGCTGGTGGATATTTATTTGATAGCTCGTTGCGTGATGAAACCACAGCGGCCCCTTCCTCTGACGATGACGTATTCATTACGCCTAAAAAGTATTGTTCGCCTTCTTCTAGCACTGTTTCTGGCACCGAGAACTCGACTAAGTGAAATTCGTTAATACCAACCACACCGGATAATTCGCCACTATCAAGCACAAGCTCATAACCACCTTCGACTCGCTTGTAGAGAGAGACGATTGCCCTTTCTAGCTCAGAGCTAAAAATCATCACACCGCCATACACAACGTCGCCAGCCTGAGCAATAAGCTTGTTGCCCAAGTCTGACATGTTGTTTTCGTATTCTTCGACGGTTAGCCAAGGCTGCTTATTGGAATATCCAGTGTCATAAACTAAGTTACCGCCGTCCGATTCTGGCTCATCAAAAATGCCAAAATTGTACAGCTCAACCAACTTTGCTGAACTTACCTCAATCGAAGTCGATGTTTGTATTGAACTGTCGCTTGAAACTTGAACGATGACACTTGCGGTACCAGGCGAAACAGCCTCGTAATTTCCGGTTGTATCTATCGACATTACCGTCGCATCAGATGAAGACCAGTTGACAACATTTGGTGCATCTGAAGAGTTTACCTGTGAGCTGTCACTGTAATACACGGTAGCCGTTAACAACCCAGAATCCCCTACGTTAAGCGAACTAATGGTTTCGTTAATAGTCACACTTACGGGTGAGATAACGCTGGCTCCACTTCCCGTAGGTGGTGCCACCATTCCGCGTTGAAATGGGGTGTGCACGAAATAGCTCATGACGCATCGACTCTAATTGATGTTTGGTTAAATGCTTCGTGTGGTTTTTGTGCTGGTGTGTGGAAAAGCTTTTCGCCAGCTTTCATCGTAAAAGAAATCCAGTCTCTCACTAAAATCCCTTCAAACTCAGCTGGCGCATCAGTCCCGGTATAAATGTAAATACCAATACCATCGGAACTTTGGTTTTGCACAAGTACAGCTGAGCCATCAGGAACGCCAGCATCGGTCCATTCACCAAACACCGATGCTTGGTTAGCTAAAGTCGTCATAATTCACCTTTGGTATTTAAGCGCTTGGCCAGATTGCGCGAATACGCCAATTTGGTACCAAACTGACATCACGGCAGTAACCAGCGCAGCTTGTTTGGGTAATGCTTCCTTTTTAAAACCTCAGTTGAGGCTATTGAAACGAAAGCGATCCCTTGAAAGTTTGGGTAGCTAGATCGTAGTCGCCGTCGATGGCAACGATACGTTTGCCGTTGTATGGATAGTTGAGTTGGGGAATGTGGTTGCAGACAAAACGATAAGCGTCAGTGACAATTGTTCGATTTGCTCTTTCTAGGATGTTTTCCGTTTTCACAAAATCACCAGCGTTAACATCTAGTGTAAAACCAAGCTCTTCGAGAAAATCTGTTGCGCAGCTAATTGCCCTCGACCGTGGTTGGGGCTCTTCTAGAAACTCTGCGCCTTGGATCATCTGTTTGGGCACTTCGTCATATTTGGCGAACGTGTAGCCTAGCGTTGTGGGTACGAGTTCAGGCAAAGAGGAAGCGTAAAAGTGGTTTCTCTCCCAATATTCCATCGAGAGTAGGTAATCACTGTTTAGCGTAGCTCTAACTCTCATTTCTAATCCCTAGCAGCGCGTAACCGTCGCCGCGTTTTCTGGTGGCATATTTACCACTAGGTTTGATGTAGAAATCGCCATTTTCATAAACAGGCAAAAACAGGTTTTCGAATATCAAGGCAACTTGCATTTCTTCGTATCCTGTCACCTCGGTTTGGTTTACCGTGACGACCGTTAGTGGCTCACCGTCGACCGCCAGCTCGTTAACGATTTGAGGAAGACTTCGAGCAATAAATGACTCTACCTTTCCCACTTCGTACCAAGTGAAATCATCAACTGCAATCCCCATTAGGACGAGATTTTTGCTCATGTTAAAACCTCAACTGTTTTGGGAATATTGGTTACTTGGTTTTGCGATGACGAACTACCAATAATTGATGTGTCACCTTTTTGCATTTCGAAAGTTAAGACTTTTTCTGTCGTATCCGATTTGGTCGCCAACGTCATGTTTAATAGCGTGCCACCAATAATCACCATTTCTGGACTGAAAAAGGAAACTCGCGGTAACGAATCTTGCTTTTGGAAAAGCCAACTAGCTAAACCAATCATGGCGTTTATAAAGTCACTACTACTGCTTCGGAGCGTTATAGTCGAAGTGTTGATGTTCCCCTTTAACACTGGCGTACCACCAGCAACGTCGATACTTTTAACGACGGACTGTTTGTATCCGTCCGGTATCATGCCGATTAAATCTCCAATTATTGGAATGGGAATTGGCGTAGTTTTTCGCAAGTCTTGATATTCTTCGGTCAGAACCTTAATGCGCGCCTGATCGTCTTTCGTTAAATCAGCCTTGGCGTCTAGTTCAAGTAGTTCCTTTTGCTCTTCGCTCGACAACGTATCATCGAGATAAATGAGGAACAGCGGAGGTGCTTTCTCTGAAATCATTTCAACGGTCCTACGTCTGTTCTGGTTTTGTTGTTACGTGACTCTTTCTCAGCAATATCAACCATCATTTGGTTAATCTCGCCCCCACGTTTTTCAACGTAATCACCAAACATTTGCATTGGGGTTTTACCTGTTGCAGCCTCAATTGGCGTATAGGTACCAAACTGAATGAGTTTGTCGAAAAACGCCTCCCAAGTTTCCATGCTATTGATTGGCTGCTGTCCAGCTTTGATTAGATCGCTGCCTCGCTTGGCTAACTCGCTAGCGTAAGATATGGTGCTTTTGACAAAAGAGTTTTCTACTTTAACAGCGGCTATTTCTGCTTCGTCGGCAATGATCTTGCCTTTTACTTTGAGATCCAAAACATCCAAGTTTGCTTGAATGCGTTTAGCCTCGGAAGCGTCGGAAGAAACCACCGCTTGGGCTTGGCCTTGCGTCACACCGTCTATGATTTTCTTTTCAAAAGCCTTGGCGTCACCGATTGCCAAAATGCTTGATGATTTGTCAGAGCGATTTAGCGCTTTGTCTAGTTCCTCTGTCCTTACTTTTGAGCCAAGCATTGTGTCCATGATGTTCTGAAAAGTGAGGTCTTTATTTTCAGCGAGTAATGCTTTGAAAGGTTTCATGAATCTTGAGGCCAGCAATGCATCTTCATCACCGAAAACATCATTCATGTATTGGGCTGCAACTTCCGGTTTAAGCTTTGCCATTGTTCCGACAAAATCCAGAAACGCATTATCAATACCGTTTTGGTTTGCTGCCTCTTTGTACGATGCCATTTCTGGACGTTCTAGGGCACCAACAAAACCAGACAAAATACCTCGAATGTCAGATTGATCTAGACGAGCAGATATGCCAACCGCACTAAGAGCAGCGTAGCGCCCTCTGTTGATGCCTAAAGCATCAGCCGTATCGCTAATGTCCGACATTTCATTTAAGCGCTCTCTGGCTATTTGGGTGTATTCCTCTGCGCCTTGAAAAGCTTTAGTGGCAATATCCTTTGCCACACCAGCCGCCGTTGCAATCGCTTCACTGGCAAGATTGGCACCAGTAAGGATCATGAAGCCTTGTAACTTACCAAGTTTAGATTTTACTTTTTGACTGCCCTTTTCAGCTCCCTTCTCGAAGCCTTTACCGAACCAAAACTCAAAGTCATCTGCTGCCTGTTTTGAAGCGCGTCGAAGCTGCACTTCCATTTTCTTCGACTCTTCTTTCATTTTGCGTTCATCGAGCCTAGGAGCGAGGATAAATTCTGAACTAGCCGTCATTAACCATCTCCTCCTGTTGTTTTAACTGTCGATAAGCTTTTCGCAAAATCAGACCTATAAGATCGCCGCCGTCGATATCGGGACTATTCTCGATAATGTCAGCGGCAAACCCATCACCAGCGACTCGGAACTTAGCAAGTTCCTCAAGTTCGGTAGGGCTTAGAAAAAAAGCCCTGCGTCTTTTAGCGTCGAGCACTTAACCAAAGTTTCCAACACCATTTCTGCAAGTTCTGGCAACTCGTAGTTATCGATGCTAGAAGCGTCGATTGACATACCATGTTTATTTTCATGGACAGCCACCAGCGCCATCATGTCGTAATAGTCAATTCGCTGAAATTCCATTAAATCCATGATGACCGTTTTCTTGTTTTCCGCATCCAGCGAAGTGAAATACTGTTTTGCTTGGTCGTGATCGACAAGCCCTTGAATGCGCATGGTTCTAGCGCGTGGAAGGTGAAGAATGAACCCTAAATAAGCCATATAAGCATTCCATGCTTTTGACCCTTTAAATTTAGCTATCATTACGCCACCGCTTTAAATTCATCTTTGAAGTTTTTAGGCGCGACTTGAATAGTCAATTCAACGTCTAACGTAGATTCGGATTCATTAGCCGTGCCATTGCGAGGATCGTTTTTCAATATACATTGCTTGGAAACAAGAGTTCGTCCGTTTTTCTTGTTGTACGATGTGAACTGAAAACGCTCTTCGCCTAAGAACAATTTTACGTAAAGCTCCAAATGCTGTTGAGATACGTTTCGAAGCTTTACTGATAGCTCGATAGGCTGAGTTAATCCGGTACCGACAATTTCACCGTCACCATAACCATTAGGATCGCAAAACATCTGCACTACCTTTTGGTTGTTTCGTCCAAGCTCAATCACCGAGATATAGCTGTATTCCTCACCGTCATAAACAACGGTAGTTCCATTTCCCCAATTCGAAAATTGCTGCCAGCCATTATTGAGCCTCCGTTACTTCAATTCTTGCACGCCAAATAGGTTCAGCGTCTTTCACTTCTGCTTTACCACCAACCACATATTGCTCATCAGATTTGACGATAGAAATGTAGTTATTTGCATCAGGATCTAAGTAGAAATATGGGAAGCCTTCGTAAGTCTCGATAACTTCGGACGCGGCCTCTTCAATGTTTACTCGCTGAACGGCTGTATTGTTCGGTTCGTTGGTTTGAATGTAAGAGGTGATCGCCTCTTGCGTTTTTAGCTGCGCTTGACGGTCGATGTAGGCTTTAGTAATTGCGGAACCACCATTACCAAAGAAGCCTAAAGTCGGCCCATCAGAGCCATTCAAGAAGAAAGAAATACGCTTGTTAAACAAATCGTCGGCTTTGCTACAGTAAACACTACTGACGCAGGATTGGATGAATCAAGCACGTAGTATTGGCAATTTCGCCAGTAAGCTTGTGACAGTAATCGACCAAACGCTTCATAACATCCAGTGTATGAACCCGCATCATCAAGAAAGACGGTATCTTTCATCGCGATTTGTTCAGCCAATGCTTCGTCGCTGGTGGCGTAAGCTCTCACGCCGTCAAAATCCGTAAAGTCGATAGTTTGCGCCGTGGCAATATCAATCTCTTTAGAAAAGCAAAGCGTAAAGTAATCGGTCGGATCAAAGTCGATTGCATCTGTGCTTTCTGGATCAACTTCATCTGCAAGAATTAGCAAATAGAATTTCTCCAAGCCACCAGTCATCAAGTATTGAACTTCTGTATTTTCCGTGTAATTGGCAATAAGCGTCGGATCATAAATTGGCACTACTTTGTACAACGCAGGGTCAATAATATCGCGTGTTGCCTTGGCTGATTTTTTACTGGTTTTTACTGGGCTTCCTCGCCCTCTTCCGCTGGTGGCGTGTAACTACCAGTAACCATAACTAGGCATTTATACAAAAAACTGTAGTCGGCCTCTGTAGCGGATTGAGCTTCGCTGATGCTCACCGCATAATCGAAAACAAGTGTATTACTCATAGTCTATCCACTTAAAATGTTTGATTTTTTCGCGTGTTTTGTCGAACTCGATTTCGCACGCAAAGTGAAATTCTTTAGCCACTGAAAGGACGCCAACAGAGAGCCAATCGGATGAGGCTTCCATATTTACTGAAGCCAGTGAGGTTTTACTGCCACTGCGCTTTTTATAGCGATCAAACTTGCTACCTAGGACGCCAAAAACAGGCTTATCTCGCCCCATATCAGCGAGCGACAATCGAATGATCCCAAAAAAGCGAATGTGTGATTCAGAGAAGTACTGCTCACGCACACTTAGGTATTCGACATAAACAATGTCAGCACCGTCATGTAACGCCCCAGACCAATCAACCGCCTTCAGACCGAAAATATTGCGGATCTCATCATGTAGAGCTTTTCTAAACATACTGAGCCTTTATCGAGTTAAAGAATGAGCCAGTATCGACCATAGGCCAGTCAAAACCTTTACCTTGAACGTTGTATCCGTTGTAACCGGTCCCGCCCTTAATCGTTGTTCGAGCGTTGCTGCCATAGTCTTTTCGCATGATCGGGTTGCGCACTAAAGCGCGGGCTGCGCTCTCAATACGACGAATCATTTCAGGGCTTACTGAGCCAGCATTGAATAGCCTTATCAGTTCGTTGGTGACTCGGATAACATCTTGGTTTTGAAAATGACTTTCCGCTTTTGAGAAAACCCCGTATCGGGTGTCCATGTATTCGGCAAGTTTGGTCATTTTTAGGTTGGTCTTACCTTGGGTACCAGTCTTAACCCGAGACGCTTGCTTTCCTTGAAACGATTTAAGTGGTTTTTCGTGGTCAGCCATTCTTGCCGTTTTGCTTTTGTCTAAAACGCCAATTCGAATATGGTGGGAATTAAAGTCTTTCACCTCTTTTTCTAAATTGGTGAAATCCAGTTCAATGTCCAACGTGAACATTAAAAGCCTCCGCCAATGATTGGAATTCGGGCAGGTTTCACAACAGGCTGTTTATCAGAAAGAGAGCACCCGTTAGCCTCTGCCAGCGCCTTTAAGCGAACTAGAGTGAAACGTTTATTGCTATCTTGAGAAACTCGTTCAATTAGCACCTTTTGTGAAAACTGATAGCACTCACATTCACCTTCTGGATTTGCATTGACAGCGTTGGCAAAATCAATCTCATCCTGAAGCATTGCTTCTGATCCGCAGTTTCGAAGTATTGTGTCGATGAGAATTTGTGAATCTTCGGAAATCATCATTCTCTCCAAAAGAAAAGGGACTCAACAATGAGCCCCTACTTTGACCGATTATTTATTTGCTTCTTTCGCACGCTCTTTCAAAGCGCGAGACGCTGCAGTTTCAGTGAGTTGGTAAACGTAAGAACCTTTGGCCTCAAGCTCGTTAGCTGCACTTTCATAAGTAAATAAGCTTTTTTGAACCAAACCGTGATCGCCAGATTCTTTTGAGTAAATACCGGGTACTGAACCATGGTGGTTATTTACCGCAGGTCGGTAAGTCAATGAAATATGAGAGCTAGTCCCTAGAATGGATGGAACCTCTAACATTTTCACGTTCTCATAAGCTCGTTGCACCGCAGACTTGCCCGTTACTACGTCACCACCAGACGACGTGATCGGCTTGCGCATAATTGCTGCAATATCTGATGTGTAACTTAAAGTCATGTTTACGTGATCGGCTTCGCCTAGGCCAAGAGCTTTGGCTTGCTCTTCGTAAATGGCGTTAATCACCGTTAGTACGCCAGAAATATCCGATACGGTTACTACTGTTTCATCATACTCAATGGCATTTTTATTTTGCATCATGCCACTGTTACCGTGCTTGCCATGGAAGTGCTCATAGTCGTATTGCATCAATAGGCGGTTTAAAAGACCCGCATTGATGTTTACGTCATTGACGTTCTGCATGCTAGACAAGCGAAATTCAATGTGAGTAGGTTGACGATGGTAAGAGAACTCAACCTCTTTTGCATGCGCTTGAGCCAGTTCAGTGGTTGATGGCGTTAATGCCTCAGCAAACTTATCGTCTGGGAACTTACCAGTCACATCATAGTTAATGTGAATTACTGTTGCCTGTTGCAATTTACCGTCTGAGTAATCTTCATCAGTGCCTGCGAGATTGGCGGTGTAAGGTACGTATGTGCGCTTGTTGCTACCCATGATTTTTGCATTGTAGCGACGCTCGACCTTTGATTTACATACAACGTTAGTTGCCATATCTTGATTTCCTTCTGGTATCAAAAAAGGGCTTGCCGGTCATCCTGCTAAGCCCTTTTGGTATCAAATTAATGTTGGCCTTACTCTGCATAGTGTGAGTTTGGCATCAGTTATTTTTTCGCTGTAGAGCGAGAGACTGTTTTAGAATCCGCACTTTCTGGCGTTGGCGCACCGGCTGGAGCCGAAGCCGCAACCCAGCCCGCGTCTTGGCGTTCGTATGGCTTGCCATCCGCAGGTGCTTCTTCCACACCACCAATATCAGCAGGAACTAGTGTTACGTCACCCGTTTTGCCATTTACACTCGTTACGCCAGCTGCGCCATCAGAACCCGCAGGAGCAGAGCCACCATAAAGTGTCACTAAAACGCAGCCCTCAACGATTTCGCAATTTTCATCCAAACCGTTAATGTCTAGTTCGTCAATTTTGCCCATGATGGCTGTCGAGTCAGCGGTGCCGATCGGTACCACTTCGCCTGTGGCATTATCAACGGCAAAGCCATTACCAGCCGCTAGCGTTACACCATCTTTTACACGAACAGGAATGCCCTTACCTTGTTCAACAACACCCGTTACCTTACGGATGTTACAAAGGTCGTGGACTGCGAACCCAGCAAACGCAGATCCATTAAACAGAGCTACTTTAGGTTGTTCACCACTAACGGCTACAGAGGAAACCGCAACGCCAGCAACCAAATTACCTTCAAACGCACAAGGGGAAACGACGTCACTATTACCAGCGTAACGAGTTGCACCTAACGGAATTTCACGAGCCATGATGCTCTCCTTATTTCTAGAATTGATTATTTTGATTTAAATGTACGAATTGAGTTTTTGTTTACGCAGATTCGGCGTTGTTTGCCTGTTGGCCCATTTCGAAAATGGAGCCGTAGTCCTTCATGGCTTCACTATCTTTTGTGACAGAGACTTCACGACCACCTTCTTCCAGCTTGCCTTTGTTAAACATTGATCGTTCAATCAAAGGCCATGCAAGCTTGCGATCAATTTCGTGAGACTTAATGCCGTCTTTGATGATTTTTTCTTTAACCGTATTGCGGTCACGCTCTTCTAATAAATCGAGCATTTTTTCATTTTTGAAAAAGGCGCGAACCGTGGCAGCCGCAAGACCCTGAGCGCGTTCAGCCGGTGTCTTAGCCCATTTTTCAACGTCTTCTTTGACTTCCTTAATATCAAACCAATCAGGAAACATTTCAGAGTTGTCTTCCATGAACTTGTCGAATTCAAGGTTGAACTTGATAGCGTCAGTTAAGTCCGCCTCTGTGTTCTCTTCTTCATTTTGCTTTTCTAGGCGTTGCTGAAGTTTTGCAAGAATGTCATCATCTTCATTCCCAGCCGTTGGCTTGCCACCCAACAGTTCAAGCAGTTTATTGACATCAGGCGTAGCATTAGGCTGCTGCTGTTGACCTCCGGTCAATAATTGCAAAAGCAACTCTGATGCATCATCTTTAGGTTGTTGTGGCTTACCACCAGCCAATAACTGCAATAATTGCGCATTCGCGTCATTTGGTTGCTGACCACCACTCAAGAGCTGTAACAGTTTCGGATTAATCACATTTTGCTGCTGACCAGTAGCACCACCTAATAACGCAATTAATTGCTGCGTTGGATCTTGTTGTTGATTACCACTCAAAAGCGCGATTAGTGGGTTTTGTTGTTCGTTGCTAAATTGGTTTTGATTACCGCCGGCCAATAGTAGTGCAAGTAATTGATGTAAATTCATGCTGCTTTACCTCGATTGATTTTATTAACAATTTGCTGAGCGTGAGATTGCCAGATGTAATCTTCATTCCGCACTGACAGTTGTACTCAACCCCAAGCCCTAATTTTTCAGCCTGTTTAATGGTCATGCGTTTACCGTAGTGCAGAGCGTGCGTGGCGCGTTCCTCTTCTGCTGAAGATGGTTGCCACTCAATGATGATTTCGTCGGCGTGTTCTGAGCTTGAGAGGGTTTGAACAATCTCGCTACTGAGCGTGCCAGTCATTGTGTTTTTGATGTTTGCTGCGAAATCCAAGTTTGATTTGTTTTTGGATTTTTCCAGCCTTTTGATCGTCATGTAGGCGTTGGACTTGGCGTCCATGAGAATTGAATATTTATTGATGAGTTTTAGCTGTTCACGCTGCATTCCTCCATGCTCGTTGTAAATACGCTCAAAATTGATCCCAAACCAATCAAGTAGGTTTTCAGCCATTGTGTAGGGATATAGATACATGCTGCCCCCTTGCTAATTTTTGCTAATCCCTAGCTCGGCAATGGGTAGAACGGTTTCAACCATTTTTCGCTTTTCGTCGTCAGTGAAAAGCGAGCTCATTTCGATTGAATTTAAGAAGTTGGATATTTCTGGCAACTGTTCAATGTCGGGCTTAATCATAAAGTCGGCACCAAAGACCGATTCAAATACGCCCCTTAGTACCTCGTTAAAATCACGTACTGAAGCCAAGCGGTTTTGCTTGCGGTCACCGTCACCCGTTGAATTAAGGGAACCGACCAACTGACCGTTAACAAATGACATTGGACGGCCTGTTGCGTTACAGATTAGAGAGTAAGCGTACTCAAGCTGCTCCTTGACGGGCTTAACATCGACCTTTGGCATTTCCAAAGCCGATTGAGCATCAATGTACGCCACACTGCTTTTCTTGAGCGCATCGTTGATTTTATTGATTTGCGTTTCGACAGCCGTTAGCACCTCTTTGTCTGAAATGAGTTCACTCAAATCACTGATCTTCAGAAGTACAGCACCGCCAACACGTATTAGCTTTGCTGCGCCAACGATGGCATCAAACACCATTCCGAAATAGGCCTCTAACAATTCTGTCCGATGGAATTCTTCAAAATCCAACTCAACAAAATCGAGCTTATTTACTTTTTTAGCGAAAACGGTATACGTGCGCTCTTCGAAATAGAAAGCGTGCTCACGACCGTGGATTGGCCGCTTACGAAGCACAACCTTGCTCTCCTCCGACATAGCCTCAATGATGTAATACATCAAACCACGCTGTAGTTTTGGTGAGTGAGAATCGTAAATCGTTTTTGAAAAATCCGAGCTTCCTATCTCATCTGGTATTGCGACAATTTCTAGCGTCACATACATAATGCGCGAATAGAGCTCTCGAATAGCTATTTCAATATATCGCTCTCTTGCCAATGAGAACGGGTCAAATTCAGTAATAACCGGGAGCAATCGTGGGTCTTTGGCGCGAAGGAACTGGTAATATTTTTCAAAATCCTGTTTTTTGTCAGGAGGCGACTCGGAACCACCAGCTTTATCTTCTGGCTCGTCAAATATGCCATTAGTGTCTACCTCTTATTTTGATCTTGTCTGAAACAATACCGCTTCTTACGGCGCAGTTTGTTGTAGCGTCCGGTGCATCATCATGCTCAGCGTCTTTATTAAATTTCTTGTGTTGGGTGAGCCATTCTTGATTTGACCAGTTTTCAACAAGTCGCAAACGCATTAAGTTCAAAAACGCTCCGACACGAAATATCCTGTCGTGCTTATTACCTAGCGTTGTACGTGGTATGGCATCAATGCCACGAACGGAGAAATAATCCTGAGGTGCTGTCCCGACTCCGTTGTCCTCGTAATAAAACTCAACAACCGGAAACGAATTGATTTTTTCAGCAATTTGGTCAATCGCTGAGTTCCAAGAATGAGGGAAGCAATATCCCCACGCGAATACGTATCCGCGAGTCTGGGAAATAAAGGATAGAGCCGTAAAGTCGCCGCCTTTGTAGGAAGGGTCCAAAAAGGCAACACACGGCAACAGCTCTTCGTCTTCCTCAGCTGTAACCACCGGCGTTTCTGCGAATGGGTAGCCGGATATTTTCGGTGAAGGCTCACCAAGCCAAACGTGTGGCCAAGTAACCTCGCCTCTCTCCCTTTCTGCTTGTTCAAGTAATTGGGTGTCTTGATAGCGTTTAGGTAAATCGAAAATGTTGATGTGCTTAATGACAGCGCGATCACCAAATGATCGCACTTTCGTGATTACCGGGTCTTCTGCAAAGTTAGGGTTCATTGCGAAGAAGAAACGAGCTTCTGTTAAGTCAACCTCTTCCGCACCAAATGCCAATCTCAACAAGCGCTCATATTCAGACGTAAACGAAACATTGCCTGAACGGTTTACTGTAGGGAAAAGCACATCAAGAGAGTCTTGTGAGGCATCCTGCGCTTCGTCCATGAAGACCATGCGCACTTTATGCTTACCCTTAATTTTGTTTACTTGGCTAAATGCTGTTTTGCCGCCTGTGGAGCGCAAGCCAGTAAATGCAAATTCAACATTCGTTAGTTTGTTGATGATTTTGCTATGGGTAATTTTGAAATATTGTTCAAGACCAGCCTGTTTGATTAAGTCACTAACGACTGAGTGAACGGAATCTTCAATTGAAGTCTGGATTTCACGTAAAACCAAAAAAAGCGAATCGCGGTATTTTTCCTCAAACGATTGTTCAAGCATGTAACAGATAATCGCAAAGGTTTTACCTGAACCACGACCGCCCTTTAAGACTATGTACTTAGCAGCCTCATCTCCAAAAATGTCGCGGTAGATTTTCGGGATACTAAATTTTTGCTTTATTTTACGAAGTGTGTTTTTCGCATACTGACTAATGAGAAAATCAAATTCTCGTTTTTCTTCCTCAGTATTTAATTTTGAAAGTATCTTCTGAATATCTTCAGGAGTGAGATTCAGACTACGTCTAACAGCTTGTCACTCTTGGGCATCAGTTTCATTTAAGTCCACCTCAAGAAGTGCTGCGAGTTTTTCTTCTAGTCTGCTTTCTATCTCACTTTCAGGCAGATCTTCATCATTACCTTTGATGATTTTTTCGTAATTGAATTTCCCAGCCTCGTGGGCCTTAAGCATGAATTTGACGTGAGCTGCATTTTCCTTATTCGTAACAATGGTTGTCCTTTTCCCATCTTTTGTAATTACCTGCTTTTCTTTAAACCCATGCATCATCGCTTCGTGAGCTTTCTCTTTATAAAGCTCAAAACGGGAGTCCATCGCAGCATTGTGTCTACTAGCAAAAGATTAGTCGCCTTGTTTGTACTTCATCACCGCTTGATACGAGTAACCAGCAATGTCAGCAGCTTGTTTTATCGTCGCCCCATTTTTAATTGCATCAAAATATGCTTCGTCCCTTCTTCTACTCCTTTTTGTTGGTCTTCCTACCATGTATCACCAATGGATATGAACTAAAAATCCATACCCCCTCATACCCGTTATAAAATTTGTAAAAATACAGCCAATAAAAAAGCCCCTACAACTTACGCTATAAGGGCTCAGGTATGACTTTTTTAGTTTTTACTATTTATTCAATTCCACAAGTTTGGCTCTGGAAACACTTAATTGCGACTCAAAACACGCTATAGTGTCATCGATAGAAAGGTTATATGTATTGTTAGCCTTTGCGAAAAACTGTACTAACTCAAAACGAGACTCACTTGTTAAATTCCGATTTTTTGCTTTGTCTTTTTTTGCAGACTCTAGCGCTCGCTCTAAACCAGATATTTCGAGTCTAACAAGCTCTAAATCTTTGTTTTGTGTCTTTCTCATTTTACCAGTCCCTCAAACTACATACGGAGACAACACTATACATCCGAAACTCAACCTCTTAAGTATCATTATTGACATTTCTACAAATAGCAATTTAGGAACTCAGGCTATTCGTTCCGACCTAGAAACGGGGTTTATTCACTACTTAAGCACTTATCGATAAAAATGAGGTAATACACCCGGAGCCTTTTAATCAAAATGAAAATAACAACTCATAATCTACCAGTGCACATTCGACCGATTTTTAAGTACCTATTACTTCTGGAAAACACTTAAATACAAAAACCACTATTTCCCTGCTTTTGGATCAACTTTGATTTTGCACTCTTTCTTTAGAATGATGTTTCCAGATGACCCTTTCTCTCCACATGAAGCCATTCCGTTACGGCTATTCTGCTCTACGTGATAGCTGGTGCACCCACCAACAAGCAAAACACTTAACATTAATAACGCTCTCATTTCTCTTCACTGTCTCCCGAGCACATACTGACAGCTCGCAAACCGCTATCGTCAATTTTTACCGTGTTCTTGCACTGCGAGCCACTTACTGCCCCGTTCTCGACATAGGCTACCGATGTGCAACCATTGATGAGTAGTACAAACACAACCACTGCTAAAGTTTTCATGCTTCGCCCCAATAAAATACTGCTTCAATTTTCTTCCATGTGTTTTTTCCGACAATTCCATCATTGGAAAGGCCGTACTTGTCTTGAAACGCTTTAACGCTTGCTTCGGTACCATTACCGAAAATGCCGTCAGCATTTAAGCCAAGGTTTAGTTGTAGCTCTCGCACATCCACGCCGCGAGAACCATTTCTTACCGTTGTTCTATCCAGTGAAAATCCAAAAGCGAGTTTTAGGGCACGCTCAAAATCGTGTGCGTATCCGGCAATAGTTTCAGCTCTGTCAGTTCCGTTGATGATTCGACGAGCGTTTACATAATCGGGAGTTTCTTGGTCTAAATAATCTGAATACTTTGAGCCGGTAAACAAGCCGGTGGCCATGCCAATTAAAGTGGCTTGTGCAGAGTAGATTGGAGTAAGAAGTAAGTTAGGGTTATTCACCAAGTCGACACCCTGCTCTAACGTATAAATATTAAATAGCAATCGGCTTAAACGTTCGTAGTTGTATTTCCATGTGACCTGAACATCACCTCGCCCGTAATAGGTTTGCCCTGTTATTGGATCTGGTATCCCATACTCATGGCCAACGCCTTTACCATACTCCTCGACAGGCTGCATGTTGTATGCGGTTTCGTGATATACAGTAGCTAGTGAGTAGGCTAAGTAACTCAGTGGAATACGCATTCGTTTAGAGCGCAGTAAAAAGTAAGCAAGCATATAGCGCTCACAACCCAATGACTGCTCCTTTGTCATTTCACCCCGAAACAAAACTGCATTTATGCGCGTCGATACCGCTTGGGACGAGAAAAATTTCAACATTAGAACACTCTATTTTGGACATAAAAAAACCGCCACAATGGGCGGTTATAAGATAATTTAGATGTTGCAACAGTGAGTCGCGAAGTCTCATGCTGTCACAATAGACTGAAAAATTCGTAACGAATACCCTTTTCACATAATTAAAAGGAACTCATCGCGAGCGACTAATTAAAGAATTATTGTGTAAGGTCTTCAGTTGGTGCGTTTGGTGCGTTGGTTTTTACCGATTCAATACCGTTATCTCGAGACGCTGCGCTTTCATAAGATTGGCTTGTACCTATCACTTGATGGTTACCAGCTTTTAGGTTGAACATGTATTTTCCAGCTACAGTTTGTTTCCTTTCATATTTTGAATCGTCAGGCGCATTCTTTTTCACTGAATCAATGCCATTTTCACAACTTGATTTTGTTGTGTAGCCCTCACTAGCTAAGATATTTTGTCCATTTCCTGCTTTTAAACGAAAGCGATATTCTCCCGCTGTATCTTTATAAAGTTCAAATTTTCCAGACATAGAAGCCCCGCAATATTATTGATAAATCAACCATTAAAGACATAGATGTATGCACATCCGACCATATAAAACATAATCAATTTTTCAAAACTTTCAATTATGTTGAATGAGTACTGTGCACTCGCTTCTTTAGGTGTGCTCTCAAAGAACTTAATGCACTCACAAGTAGCCGCCATCTATAGAGTTATAAACAACCAAGGACATTTTTGAGAGCTAATTTCAATATCAATTAATTCGCGTTGAAGCTATCTCTAGTTGTGCATATGGTAAGCGCACAATCGTAAATGGAGATTATGTTGTGCAACCTAGAGGCAAACCACTTTCTGTACCACTACGTCCCAAAAATCCAACGGCACTTGAACTAGCTGTACACCGATATGAGGTTTCGGCTATTAAACTTTATAATCAAAGTTTGGATGAGAGCGACCCTAAATCTTTAAAAGCTTCTCAAGAAGATTTGAAACACCTCAAAACCTTGAGACGTAGCTTAAGCGCACAGGTATCATTACAAAAACAACTTACAGAATATCAAGAGCGAAGCGCAGCTACTTCGCCAGACGATTTAATGGATGAACCTCATCACCCTACCCGTATTTTGGCAAGAAACCTAACCAGTATCGGTGAAATCAAGCCAACTAAACGACATGATCCTCACCATATTATTATGGGAGCTGGGCAATTCCGAAAAATGGAAATGATGCTTGCAAGACTCAACCTTCATACGTTTGGTCTTGGAATCAATGACCCATCTAATGGTGTTTGGTTACCTCGAAATGTGAAAGACAAAGGACATTGGAGTTCTCCAGATGCTGAAGCACATAAAAAAGTTCATCGCTATAACTATGAAACATGGATAGTTACAAATTTAAGCAGTGACTCTCTTAAAAAAGATGTGTTCATTAACCGTCTTCGTAATATCAAAATTAAACTGAAAACTTCTACTTACCCCGAAGGTATGATTTCTAGCAAAAACCCGAACTGGAATGGTGAATAATGAACGTCTACCAATTGAAAGAGATGCCGCATGATTACAAGGCTTTGCAATTAGGTCCAACGGAACTCTTCGGTGCCATAGGCAAACAACATCTAATGACCATACACCGCCAGCGCTCTCAGAACACGTCATTACTAGATATTTGGAAAAATGTATCCGCTTCATTCGATGATGTCTTAGGAACTAACGCTGACATCCCTGATGTGTCGCTGTGGTCTATGACATACCTAGTACTGTCCCATCGTGCTTACGAAATATTAAAACCCACCTTAGAAAATGAAGGTGAGTTTCTATTGGTAACTGTCGGAGAGGAACAAGTTTATGTCTTTAACTGCCTCTCCTTTGGCCAAGAAGACGAATCTGTTTGCGTGAAGAAATATCTTGATGGCATCGAAGATGGTTACGAAACACTTTATTTCGAAGAATCTGATATCGAGAAGCGATATCTATTTAAATCACGACTTGAAGGTTGTCAAAGACTGTATGCCACTGAATCTTTTAAACGCTTATGTGACCACTATGACTTGCGTGGGCTCCGGTTTGAAGAAGAGCTGCTGAGCGTGTTTTAGATAGCGAGGTATAAGATTAATCCAACTATTTCATGGAAGCAGAGGAAATAATGAAGGAATTTGTAAAATGTACTTTTGGCGGTCTCAAAACGTCGTACTTGGTTAGACAATACATTTTCGGAGCGTTGATTGCTGCTGTTTTTTTCAGTGCCGCAACGAAGAATGGGCAGGAGCTAAGCATCGCAACAATAGCGGTATTTACTGTTAATACTCTGTTGTACCCGTACTCAAGGTTTGTGTACGAAAGAATCGTAGAGTTTGTGATGGGCAACAACGTCTTCTTTGTTAATGCAGTATTGATGCTTACTGTAAAAGCTTTCACGATGGTTCTTTGCTGGGCAGCTGCTATTTTTGTTGCACCTTTAGGGCTCGCTTACATTTATTACCACCAATTGAAAACACAAAGTTGATAGAACAACGCTTGGCATTATTCCTTCGATGCCAATAGTGACGTCATATGATGGTAAGAGCTGGTAAAATTGCTTAAAAAAGTGATGACCGATGAAAAACATCGGTCATAGTGCATAGTGCCATTAGGTTTGTGGATTTGGAACGTATAGCGGGAATCGAGCCCACATCATCATATTGTACGCTTTGCGTTCATATTTCTTTATAATCAGTGGCTTGGCTAGTCAATTTTAATTAAGAAGGCCAAGTCAGTTAGAACGCTACAGCATGAAAAAGTGCTATATTGAAAGCATCACATCTTCACGCCCCCACAGAAGGAACAATATTATGCCGACCTACCAGGTCACTTACTTCAACGCGAAACACGCCGTGATGGATAGCGAAGCTATCTTCATGAAAAACCTAACGAACGCAAAGCGCTCAGCAGAGCATCATGCGCCAGAGGGTACTGACCAAATTGAAATCAAAGATTTAATGGATCAAGTGCTGACTCGATTGACGCCTGAGCAAGGCTGGATTGATAGCACCGAAGAGTGACATTGCTTAGCAATCACGGTTCGTTTGGAGTGTCAGCAATAAATACACAGGCTTGATTAGTTTTTCGTATTAACCTTTGACACAGTTTAATTTGTTTGTCTGTCAAAGCCTGTTCACGGTTGAGTTGATCGAGTAAACCTGCAAGCATGTCTCTGTCCAAATTACTCAGTTTTTCAGAATGCATTAGGAGTGTCGTATTGATAAGTTCAGAGAGGTTTCTTGAACTCACAATCCCCATTCCTTATCCCACTTCTTTTGTTCCTCAATCTCTTCTATTCGTTTGCGGACATCCTTTCTCTTTAACTCCTCTGGCATCCGCTTAATCCCTTTTCCTTTCGGATTAAGACCAAGTTGTTTCTGCTTTTGTGTCGGTTTAAGTAACTTGCTCACATATAATCCTATTTTTTAATGGTCAACTTAATTTCACACCACATCCATGTTGGCTATGAAAGAAACAATGATACTACACAAGTCAGCACAAAATAGACACAAGCGTGTTATATGCTTGCCTAAATTAGCTAAGCTTAAATTAATTAAGATAAGACTCTCTCAATTAATTGTGGCATTTCACTTTTCATAAAAGTCTGAAAATCTCAAACTTTGCTATTTATAAGAAAGCCATGCATACCAAAGTTAGTGTACATCGTGTCCTCACTATGTTGATTTGGATACCAATTTTGTAACGTACTATGTGCCAGTTTTCCCGTGGCAAACTTTGGCTTAACACAGAGAGCCAAAAACCGTTGACAGTAGGTAGCAAATCATCAAGTTCTCAATTATTTTTAAGCAAAGTTGAATATGATTTTTCTTTGCTTAGAGTCGATTTCTTTGACAGTAATGTTTACTTGAGTGCCAAGTGTAAAAGTTGTCGTTTGGCTTGAGATTTTTTGTTTGATCGCATCAAATTCAAAATCGCCATTTTGAAAACTGGATAAAGGTATGAGACCTTCGATTCTGTTTTCCTCCAGCTCTACAAAAACACCAAAGTGCGTAACTCCAGAAACGCTTCCCATGAAGTTTCGTCCAATAAATGGTTTCATGTAGTGGCATTTCAGTGCTGATTCAACCTCACGACTTACTTCATCAGCTTGGCGAGATTGATGCGAACAGTGCACACTGAGTTGCTCAATCTCTTTTGTATCGTAAGGGTAACTATTCGAAATCCCTGCTAGCTGGCATATCGGCTTGAGCTTCATTAACAGGCTACGTAATTTACCAGTAGTTTTCTCTCGAAGTTTGGCACGGATGGCACGATGAATGAGTAAATCAGGGTAACGACGAATTGGAGATGTAAAGTGTGCGTAAGCATCGTATGCTAAGCCAAAGTGACCCAAGTTTTTAGGCGAATATTCAGCTTGGCTTTGAGAGCGCAGCAGCAAGGTACGTATTATGTCACACTCATCCAAATCTCGAACTTGATCTAAAAGTGCGTTGTAGTCGTGAGACGTTGGCTTGTCACCCCCTGCCAAAGTTAGCCCTTTTTCCGCAAGTAACATTCTCAGTGAGGTTAGCTTTTTCATCTGAGGGCCAGAGTGGACACGATATAGGCTCGGTATTTTATTTAGCTCTAGAAATTGCGCAGTAGCAACGTTAGCGCACAGCATAAACTCTTCGATCATTCGGTGAGCGTCATTTCGAACAACAGGAACGATAGAGGCAATCTTCTTTTTGTTGTTTAGCTTAAAAGCGAGTTCTTGTGTATCAAAGTCAATCGCTCCACGAACTTTGCGTTGGCCAGATAAGTTCAAATATAAACGATGAAGATTCACCAAATACTGCGCAATATTATTTTTAGGGTTGTTGCTTTGGTATGTTGTTTTAGCCGAAGATTGCATGATAATGCGGTTAGCGTCGTCGTACGTTAATCTGGCATGAGAGTGAATGATGCCTTCAGAAAACTCTGAATCTAGCATGTTACCCTCATCATCAAAGGTCATCTCGCATACCATTACTAATCTGTCTTCATTGGGGTTTAGTGAACACAAACCATTAGATAGAGACTCAGGCAGCATTGGCACAACGCATCCAGGGAAATAGACGGATGTAGCACGACTCTGCGCTTCAAGATCTAAATGGTCATTTGGTTTAACGTAGTGAGATACGTCAGCAATTGCGACGAAAAGCTTCCACTGACCGTTGTCCATTTGATACCCATAAACAGCATCATCAAAGTCTTTTGCGTCATCACCATCAATAGTGACAAAAGGTAAATCTCGATAGTCTACTCGTGATGTCTTGTCCTTTTCTTCCACCTGAGAGCCGAAGGCTGATGCAGCATCAAGTACGTCTTTATCCCATTTGTCATTGATTCCATGACGACGCAAAGCCAATTTCACTTCTATACCAGCTTCTCCCGGGCGCCCTAAGACTTCATCTACCTCAACGGTAGTTGGTTGTCTATAGTCTGGGTAAGTATTGATTTTACAGTGGACAAGTTTGCCGACATTTTTAGCAATCAGTTCATTTGGAGTGACGTAAATGGTTTGAGTTAACTTCGAGTTTTCTGGCAATAAGTAAAGTTTAGAACCTTTTCTTTTTAACAAACCCACTATGTGAGTTGTTTTTCGCTCCACTATCTTGATAAACCGATGGTTTGAACGACCTTGATGCTGCGTATGCCCTTTCAACACCAGTATAATATCACCATCAAACACATGACTAAGTTGATGCTTTGGTAAGAATAGATCTTTCTCATTATCGTCGTAGGTGAGAAAACCAAAACCGTCTGCATGGATGCTTATCTTGCCAGTCACTAACGATGATTGGTCAACTCTCTTGTAGCCTTTTCTTCTCGTGAAAATAAGCTGACCATCACGTTCCATGGCTCTTAAGCGTTTTTTTAAAGCATCTTTCTCTGGCTCGTCATTCAGACCAGATGAATGAGAAATCTGTTCATAGCTTAAGTAGCTTTTTACTTTATCGAATAGACCTAGAATAGCATCTCGGCTAGGAATAACATTGTCATATTTAGTGTAGTTTAGTGATTGAGCGGATATATTTAATTTCATTTAATTCTCTTTTTATTCGCCAATCGCTTTTAATATAAACCTATTTATATGAGCAAAGCACTAGGCGAACTGATTCATTCTTGAATCATATTATTTACTATGTGGGTATTTATTGGCATCTTGCCAAAGATATATACTGAAATGACTTATTAGACGAGTCTATTTGCGTAGCAAAGTGAGGTGAATCTTAACGTTTAAGTTCAAGTGACTTAGGTATATAAATTTTAATGAAAGTTTGTGATGATAAAAAGAAGAGGTAATAGGCACCAACGAAAGTTGATGCCATAGAGTCTGTTACATTACAGTAACTTCGCCTGCTTGCAGACCTTTTTTACCTTGCTCAACAACGTAAGATACTTTTTGGCCTTCAGAAAGTGTTTTGAAGCCAGTTGAGACAATTGATTGGAAATGAACAAACAAGTCTTCACCACCATTCTCTGGAGAAATAAAGCCGAAACCTTTAGTTTCGTTGAACCATTTTACTGAACCAGTTGATTTATTAGACATAGATACCTCTATATAAGATAATTTTAATAGTAAATGTTTAAGCTAATAAGCGCTATTATATGATTTAGAGATATATATTTTGTCGCAGGAACGTAAACGAGGAAATCGATGAAGAACTGAGAGAAATTTGATCTTAAAATAATTAAATAGCTCTTTTCTTAAGAGCTGATGTGCAGTATACCGATAAAATTACTAAAGGCTAGCTTTTTATTTTTTATTTTCACCTTACAATTTTAACAGTAGTTCTTTCCTGTCGAACGTGTTATGCAATAGAAAACTCTAACTAGGGATTACTTTCTGATACTGGTTACTAAAGAGCTATCACACACTGCAATTTATAAAACCACAACAAAAATCAAAGGCAACTCACTGATTAGGTTGATTTTATATTTCTCACCGAGCTTTATAAAAGCAAGCATTTATAAAGCTGTTATATCTACTTAAATGAGGAAAAACGGGAAATACCTATCTATTTAGTTCAATGAGTGTATAGTGAGGTCAGCTCCGAAACGTGAGCTATTGATGAAACATACAGTTCGAGTCTCTTCTTAGTTTTCTTTCGAGTCATATCGTTATACAACTCCCATAGCAACTTATTCTTTATCTTCCATTAAATAGCCCCCAGTTTGGTTTTTAACTATAAAAAATAGCTTCATAGACTGTAGCCCTATTTAAAAAGGTCCAACTTAGAATTTTGAACTAAACATGAAGTAAAAGTTCTTTTAGTTGTGATTTTTGACCATTTAGATACGTTATCCTTTGGAGCTATTCTTTATCATTGTTAATGAGCACTTATAGTCGTATGTTGAAACAGGCTTACTTCAGCCACTTTAGGCTATCTTTCATGTAAAAATATAGCCTGCATATTCAATGTACTTTTGATGAATATGTTCAAACAGGAACAAGAATGAGAAAAAAACGAGATAAATCTCCAAGAAAATACAAAAAAAGCGGCTACGAGGTTAAGTTTGAGCAGATGGTTAAAGAATACCATGATGCCAAAGAGACGCTAGAATCAATGAAAGAAGGTTCTGAGGAGTATAATAAGCAGAAAAATCTCTGCGAATCTCTGTTTGCTAGTGCTGAACGCTTCTTTAAGCAAAATCAGTAATACTATAAAGAATTAGACCTAATTCTATAGTGATTGTGGTGTGCAAGTGTCAACCGCTTCGCATCACTATCATTCTCCCCTCATAGGTTTGTTTCGTTTTCCGGTACCTTTCAGTTATCAAAAATTTAATGCTACCTTCTTACAGAAATAGCTTGGGTATTGATTAGTAAAATTAAGCCCCTCAAACTGAGAGGCTCTCTACTTGGCAAGAATACAACAACGCTATTTATCATACTCTAGTCTAAATCCCATTTGTTCACGCTGAATCAGCATTCCACAAACCATTGATTCCATTAAAAGTAACAGTGAGCGAACCTTACCTTCCGTGCATTGCTTTTTGTCTTCTCTTGTCGCCCTTCTAGCAATCTCACTTTTGTTAAGTCCATGGACATAGTGAAGAACAAAAAATGTCATTGGCCTTGGATTTTCCTCATCCATCATACAAGCAACCAACTTATCAATGACTAGAGCATCATCATCACATAGCTTATATCTTAAGTCTGGAGCCACAGGCAGGACATTAGATAACCCACACATCTGTGTATACCAATGACAACCAGTATTGTTGTGTGACCAGTTCCCCCACCCTCTTAACAGTACTCGTGTACGTTCTAAATCTTGATCTTTCATATTGATACCATTACTTCAATTACATGTTGGTGTGAACTAAGCTGACTCGTAGAAATACTCAAAATTAGTACTCATCACGTCAGCTTTGGCCTTGTAGACTTTCTCAATGTCGTATAGGTCATACACCGTCCAGTTCTGCGGAGAGTGATAACTTTCTAACGTTTCTAAGCGAGATAGTCCGATACGTTCGATAAGTCCACGTCGGTACTCTTTCGAATTCCCCGATTTGTTCCCGTTGCATTCGTAGCACTGGCCATGGGCATTGTCTTCATTGAATCTAAGTTCAGGGGCTGCGCCTACAGAACGAAAGTGGCCGCAACACAGAGGCAAGTAGCGTCCACAGCTAGCACACGGTTTTCCGCTATCGCGTAACACGATAAAACGGTTAAATTGTTCTTGAGCTTTTTGAACTCGATACCCGTATTTCTTAATTTTCATTTGTCAGCCACAGCCCCATAAATCCAGTAAAAAGAGCCGTTAGGTAGATGAGAAACAAACTATCGAAATGGAAGCCACGCCCAGCGAAGAGAAAGCTGAATTGCAAGAATGCTGACGATACCACTGCTATCGCACTAACCACCGTAAATAAGGCAAATAACAGACGTATCATGCGAACTCCATAAAGCGATATACGGCGTTTTGCATCTCTTGCTCGTCGTTAAATACTTGAAAAAGTGATTGGTTCCATATGACGTTAAAACAACCTTTGTAAATTTTTTCGAATTGTTCTTGGTCTGCGTTCTCAAAAGCGATAGACCAAGGCCGCTTTACTGTTCCTCCATTGGGGAGCATTTCTAAATCAAAATAACCAGCTTCGATCATCACTTGGTATCGGTAGTTCTCAATACACTTGTAAGCCTCTGGGTCGCAGTGACTTTCTCGCTGTTTTTTTATTTTCGATAAGACGATGTTGGCAATCTCAATACCATGTGTTTCATACATGTCTTCTCGTCCAGCCAACTGACAGAATTGCTTCGCAGTTTCATGTGCTATGTAATACTCTGGTTCGCTGATTAGGCTTACGTCGGGAGACCAATACTCGAATCCTAGGTGTATCAACGCAAAAAATTTACGGTGGTGATCCAAAACACGGGCTTTCGCTTTAGACTTAGGCTTAATAGCCACAACGCGTCCACGCATCGTAGCAGCCTTTTCGCGCATTTCAGGTGTTGCGTACTGAATATAACCACCAGTACCAATTGCACCGATGATCTCTGTCGTTTCTTTTTTCGCCTTCACAGTTGAACAACTACGCACGTTTCAACTCCTTAAAGTGAATTCTTGGTTTCGCCAACTTTTGAGCCTTTTTGGCTTTCTCTATCATCAAGTCGACACGAAATTGAGTGTTCTCAGAGTCATCATCGTTAGCCGCGATCATCTGCTCATAATCTTTGAGAGTAATGCCATAATCATTCGCTATGTCGTTTAACATCTGATTCGCTAACTCACGCGCTTTGCGCCACTCTCCACAATTGTGAAAGTGCTTGTAGATATCCTCATATTGTTCACTAGCAACTTTTTGATTTGCCATATTCAGGCGTTGCAACTTACCCTCGATAAACGGCAGATCAGATGGAATGCCCCACTTTTTAGAACCGGCATACCAAAACTTCGGTAGGTAGTAGATCATCTCTCCCCCTGCAATCGCTCTCGGATTTGTCGTTGTTGCTGGATGAATCTCTTTAGCTTTTCAATATCCGCTTGGAAACTGACAATAGCTTTATCGCCACCAGGAATGTTCCATTGCTGATGCTGCATAATGTTCTGCTGCAAACCTGCTACTTTAGATTCAGCTAGATGTATTTCGTTCTCAATTTGGGCTGTACAGTCAAGCTGGACTGGTGACTCTAGGTTTTTATTGCATCGTCCTTGTTCTGCTCTTTGGCTAACCAAGAATTGATAAATCTAGGGATTCCACTTTTGGTCTTGCGTCTGGTGGGATTAGATTTCAACCAACCAAGCATGTTTCGAAATTCCTGATAAATATCTACAGACGGATACAGCTTTCTGAACTCGAATATGTCCTCCATGTACACGGAATAAATCTCACCACGACGATTCGTTGGAAATTCAAATTCAGATTCAGGTTTTCTGGTTTCAAGCAATTCATCATTGCTTGGAATAAGATCTTTCAAAGGATCAATGGTTGGTTCTATGACTGGTTCTGTTACCCAATTTTGGGTACCTTTCAAATCCGTTTTTGGGTACCTTTCAGGTCCAATTTTGGGTACCTTCGGAAGGTGTCCATTTTCGGGTACCTTCTCTTCAGGGCTCGTAGTTCTTGATGATTTTGGGACTTGATGCTTCACATCGTCTTCTATGCCTAACAATTCCCATACAACAACCTGATTCGTTGACCCCTTTCTTTTCCCAGAATCTCGAATGATCCCAAGCTCTTGCATTGCCTTTAAGTTCGAACGAATTGTTTTGATGTTTAAGCGAGTATCGAGCTCTATACGCTCCGCACTCGGATATGCTCTGTGATACTCATCAGCTCGATCGGCAAGAGATAGAAGAATTAACTTCATCGTGGCCTTGATATCTTGTCGCCACGCCCAATCTGTAGCTCGTCTACTCATATTCTTGACTTCCAGCGCAACGCTGCGCTTTTCTTATACGCCTAGAGGTAAAACCAACAACCCTCTCACCAATCGTTAAGCGTTTGACTTTTATGGCGATCAAACTCGCGCTGCTTTTCCAGCAATATGTTCGTAAGCCCCTGATAACAATCAACGGTCTTTCCCGCCACGACTAACTCTTTAACCGTAAACTCTCCATCTCTGATGACGACTTGAACTGGAGCAGTGATTGTTACGATTTCAGACACGGGAATTAATGATTTATCAATTACGCCTTTTTTCATTTGTCCATCCCATAAACTCGAATCGCAGCTAACTTGCTCGCGATAACTCGTGCAGCTGCTTCAATAGCAGCTGATTTAATAGCTTTCGCTTCTTTGTTGTCGATCATTTGGTCATCTGCGAGTGCTCGGCAAATCTCGACATTCGCTTCACCAAGTGCAGCCATCTCTTTGATCTGGATTTCGCTAAGCTCTTCCGCGTCAAGTTCGAATTCCGCCATAGGAACAAACAAACCACCGCGTTGGCCTGCGCGATATTGAGCCAGAAAGTAGGTACCAGCGTGGATTTCCATTGCTTCTAGATCTTCATCATCGAAAAAACGGCAACCGTTTCGTTCATAGAGCTTGTTGTTGAAGGTGGTTTCAGACATACCAATTGCGCCAGCTAAAGCACCTCGACCTCCCTTGGTCTTCTTGATGATTTCTTTGACCACTTCTTTTTTCGAGTCAAATTTCACTAACATAATCAATAACTCCTTGTAGTTATGCAGTTTTCTTTGGTGCTGTATTATCTGGAAATACATCTTGGAACTTGCATGTAGCACCCAAAGAGCAGAGAGCATTAATTATCTGCCAGCATGTTTTTAGATTCGGGCTACGCCCTTTTTCATATCGATTAACTGTTGCTTGATAAACACCTAGCTCATCAGCAAGTTGCTGCTGAGTTATTCCTAAATTGGTACGGTAATCTTTAATTCGGTTCATATGTCCTCCGTCACATGAGGACATTTATACCAATTTGGAATTCTACATGCAATCGATATATTCCATAACGGTTGTTTTTAAAAAATACCGCAGTGGCATAATTAGCGAATGAAAACAAATTGGAATGAACTGGTTAAATCCAGGATGAAGACCTCAGGCATAACCCAATCAGATCTTGCTGAATTAATGGGAGTGGCTCAGGGAACTATTGCTCGCTACTTAAACGAGAAGCGAGAACCAAGCCTTGATACGATTGCCGAAATGATGAAGCACGTCGGACTTAGTCAAATGACTTTGCTTTCTGACGGCTCTGTTACACCTGATGGTTTTGCTAATGTAAAATCAATAGATGACCAACCTGAAACCAAAGGGCTATTCCCTTTAATCAGTTCGGTGCAAGCGGGACAATGGAGAGAAGCTTGCGAACCGTATAACGTTAAAGACGCACAAATGCTGGCAACAACTGAGAAAGCGAGTTCAAGTTCATTTTGGCTAACAGTTGAAGGCGATTCGATGACCGCACCGCCCGGTTCACCACTTAGTTTCCCTACGGGTGTTCGCGTTCTAGTCGATCCTGAGGTTGAAGCGGTTAATAAGTCACTGGTTGTTGCCAAGCTTGATGATGTTAACGAAGCCACATTCAAACAACTCATCATTGACGCTGGACAGAAGTTTCTCAGTCCGTTAAACCCATCATTCCCCAAACTGCCAATTAATGGTAACTGTAAGATTGTAGGTGTAGTGGTTGATGCTAAGATTAACGTCAAACTTACCTGAGCATAGAATCTACACAGAGTAATCCCCCCACCAATTTGATGATAACCGCCCTAGTGGCGGTTTTTTATTGTCTAAAATCTGCCCCCCCATATTTCAGAATTCATCCTACCATCAAAAATAATTCCATTTTGGCATTTACATTTAAATACCATTATGGAATATTAATTATACCAAGGCGATGCTTGAGGCTCTTTAAAACTGTTGGAAACCCAAAATAAACTGATACGCCCCGCTTTCGATGGCGTGAAACACTTAAACGGATGAGCGAGACCACTAGGTGGTACAAAACGTTTGAGAGCACCTATCAGCAAAGGGCTGATAGATGAGTAACGAAAGTAAATCTACGGTCACCCGACATAGTGAGGTGACTAGACCTATCCCATAGGTACTCTAGTAGTAACGGGCTTTGGCTTTCTTATGAGAGCCATTTTGAAATGCTCTTAACGGTCGGTCGATTTTGATAGTGACAACCGACTGAGCCTTGATAAATCGCGTTAGGGGCATTTCAAAATTGCGGTATCGGACCGGTCTTTAAGATCTGTGTATTAATTTTTATCCGGTACCGCAATTTACCCTAGTACACACACGTCCCAACAAGCACAAGACTTTCTTTAGAGGTATTAAAGAGCGCACCCATTGCAACCTCTCTCCCACCTAGCCAGCTCTGGCTTATGCGTGCTCTGTTTAATGTCTCTACTGAGGAATTGACTGTGGACAGACCTTCCCAAGAATCCGTTGAGCAGTTCTGGCTCTCGGTAAAAAAACTACCGCACGATCGAAAAATTATGACCGATTACTGCCGGAAGCATGGTTTCCGTAGTCCTGACTCGGTTGAAGAAAATTTTGAAACTGCATCTTCCCTCAAAATTCAAGGCAGCTTAGCTGTATAAGGACACCTTAAAATGGCTGATAAGTATTTCAAATTAACCTGTAATAAAAAGGTATCGCACAAAGCGGTAAAAGAATCTGGCGATTTGGAACCTGTAATTCACTACATTAAAGCCGCAACCCAAGAACTAGCCAAATCGGAAGCTGTTTGCAAGGTTGAAGCAACTCATCCACTATGCACCGAAAATGAAAATTCCGGATACAGTGATTTCTTCAAAGGCGTTAAGGCCGAAAAAATATCAAAAGAAGATTACAACGCAGCAATTATAGAATTAGAAGCCAAGGGGGTTGACGAAGGCGAGTTCATTCACTCAGATGAACAACAAATAAATGTTCCGGATACCCCGTACCCTACCCTAGGCCAAGATGGATACTACGACATAAAAGATCCTCAAGTTGAAGATTCCTCTTTCATTTACAGTAGCGAAACCGACAGTATGAAAGCTGCTAAGGTCTTCATTCTGAGAGTTGGCCATAGCCAATATGCTTACGGCTTCCGATTTAAGTTTGGTGACTTCGATAAGCACGAAAAAATGAACTTAGATCGAACCGAAGAAAAACGTGACGACGCGATTGATAAAGCGGTGGAACGCCTTGAAAAATTCCTAGATTACCAAGATGAGTTTGGCCCCGAAGACCAAAAAACCTTTATCTCCGCAACGATGAAACATGATTTTTATCATGCATTCCTGGAACCTAGTGAACTGTTTATAACAGCACTATCACAGCACCCAGACGCAAAGAACGCATTAGAAGCCCACAGCGATTATTTAGAAGTTGTTGAAGGTCATTTTGCGGACATCTGGCCTTTAGATAAATCCCCAAATCAAGCAATTGAGCATGTGAACTCAATGGTAACGATTGGTGTTCTATACGATTTAGAAGCTTTCACCGAGAGCTTGAAACCTTACCTTCCTGCCGTACTAACCGAGAAAACGAAAGAGTCGATGAAACATATTGAAGATGTTATCGACAAGCCAGCAGCCAATGAATACATCATTGAACCTAACTGCTGGAAAGCCGCTCTCCCTGTAACCGATGAATTACACGTCGTTATTGCAATCCGAGATTGTGGTGACGAGGGGTGGCAATATGCTGTCGAAGGCAATCAGAAAGCAGAACGCGCATTCGGTGACGCTAACGACTTTGGCTGTGAGTTTGCCACCACCCGAAAAGAAGCGATCAAGATGGCTGGTCAGGCAATTATTGACGCTCTGTACAAGTACGATAGCTCATTAAGCCTAGCTAAGATTTTTATGAAATCTCCATACATTCAGGAGTTCGAAGAAAATTGCATTGAGGTGATGGATAGCGAAGACTTACCATCTAACGAATGTTCACCAATAGAAAATGCAGTACGTGAACGCCTAGCTCGTCGCCCTACAGCAAGAATGACAGAGGGCGAAGTAAAACTCGCTATGGATGCACTACAACCTCACATCACAGCTCAAACCGACATCGAAGAACTAGTGGAGACAATTAACGGCTTGGAAAGATGTGGGGTTTTATTTAATGAAAGTGAGGCTGAGTATCTAGTGGCCAGATGTACGGTTACTAAAAATAACATTCAACACAAACCAGCACATAATTTAGAAAATGAGTATGAATGCTTTATTGCTGAAATATTTTCTCGCATTAGTGATGGTAGCCCATATCTAACAACAGAGCAGTATGAAGAGGCAGGAGAGAAGCTTGCTGCCGTAGTAGATGAACTCACTAATTGGCACAACGGAGAACGGGAACACAACGGTAAATACTTAACTTTCGTTAAAGACAAAACACTAGAAAACATACGCAACATTGATTTTGATGATGCAAGCGAGGTGTCAAAATCATTTCTAAACATCCGAACTCTTCGCGCTGTCTTTCGAGAAAATATCGAACTTATTGAAAGTATGGAGCCAGCATCCAACACTCTGATATCAGAAGTAGAGCATCCATCTCTCTTGCTCGCCATAGCTGAACGCTTGGCACATGAAAATCACGCAGTAACACCTGAGCGTGCCTATACCCACTTATTAAAAATCATTACCAAAGACACCGACATTAACGCTTTAGCTGATTACATCAAACAGCTTAAAAATCCGGTGATCATTTGGCATTCAACTGAGTCGGTTAACCTAGTAATGAAGTTTACCGGCCAACCCAAAGCCGATGGTAATAATGAGCTTTCAAGTGGCAATAATGAACAAAAAGAAGCCCAAAAGTTACCAGAACAAGGCAAAAAAGAACCAACCGATGGTAATGGAAAGCCTAAGGTTACCAAAAACGCACCTTTACCCGAATCTGCTAATGATGAGCATCTTGCCGATTCTGATAACAACATTAGCGGCACTGACGTTCCTCAAAATATTGTAGAGCAAGAGCCAGCTAACGATCCTGAAATTCCAGATGTCGATTTAGACGAAAGCAATTCAAATATGGGTATTTGGAATCAGTCATTTAAAACCAATTTGAATTTCACTAAGCAAGACCCATCGACAGGTCGATTATCCATCAATGCTCAATACCGCCAA